CGTGGCAACTGTTGGCGGTACTGCTAATACTGCTGGTTCTAACTACTACACTGGACAATCGGCATCAACATTCACCAATACCTGTCCGCTAACTATTAATTTTAATGATAGTGCTTTGACCGCATCAACCACACAAATCGCAGCAGGTTGCTACGTTGCAAAATCTCCTGCTGAAACACGGTTTGGAACAGTCATTGCTTCTGCATCAAGTGGTATGTCGGCATGTCGTGCTTACTACTCTCTTGTAGAAATTGACCCTGAAAAAGCACGTCTCTATCTTGAATCCAATCTTAACAAGCGTATTGTCTACGAGAGTGTCATTACCAACAACTACACGAATATTTCATCTGGACAAAGTTTCAGTCAGTTGATTCAATCAGGTATTCGTGCTCCTCTTGGCGTACTTGTAGTTCCATGTATTGCAGCGGCAACAACTGCAACTGTTTCAACCTATGTCCAAGGATACAGTGCTTGGGGTTCAGCGTTTGATACCTTTCCTGCAACCTTCCAGCCATGTCTCTCTCTCATTAATTTCCAAGTTCTCCTAGGTGGCGTACAGCAATTCCAAGGAACTGGTGCGTTGAACTATACATGGGAAAATTTCATTGAGCAAATCGCCCTTGCTCGTGACCTTACAAGTGGTACTCTCGGTTTATCCGCTGGACTTATCAATCAGAAGTGGTTTGAAAATAATAAAGTCTACTACTGCGACCTTTCACGAGGCACTAGAGCTGATAAAGAGACCGCTCGCAATCTCAATATCAGTTTCACGAACAACTCCAACGTGGCAATCGACATCCTTGTCTTCACCATCTACAACGACCAAATCGTGCTCAATGTCAGTAACGGATCCGTTCAGCGTCTTTAGGACAAATAATGAAACATCTTAATGTATTCCATTCAGAAAACATAACTTTAATCTCATTCGATTAAAAAAAACAAGAAAAATGTAAAAGTTTAAAGAAAAAAACAACATTAATCTCAATATATAATAGTCAAAACATCATAATTTGCAAATTACACTTTATTGTCGTTATTTATGGGATTTTTCCATAGTGTTTTTTATCATTGAGATTAATGACAAAAAAGATTTATGTAAAGTTTAATGGAGAATTGTCAAAATGCGATACATTATGCTAGTATAGATTCTATACTCGGCGATACATTATGACAATCCCATGACATATTTATAGGTTGCGTCCCTATTTTCTATTCTCTTGAAGCAGTAGATGAATCCTGATACCATATATACGCTGTCAAACCCAAATCCAAGTGTATCAATAGGACCTAAATCGTCGCCTGTTTGTTGAACGACAAGAATGTGCCAGTCCTTGCCGTCAATCTGCTTCGTTCGATTATTATAATCATGTATCTCAATGACCCCTTGTTTGCGTTGCTTACGCCATATCTTCATCTGCTCTCGTAACTCATCGTTGTTTCCCCACATGAGTTCGTCTTGGGTCGCATGACGGAAGAAGAAAGTCTCTCCACGAGTTTTCTGTCTGTCCTTCACATGTTCTTTCAACTCGGCGACCTTGTCTTTGGTTGATACCATTTTCATCATGTTTGTTTGTGTGAATTATGATTTCAATTTGATTTCAATTTTTTTTATATTTGTAGAATACATGTTGTGTATTCCATCGTACCAACGAGCAAAAATATGTCGTGATAAAACTATAGCAACGTTAGAAAAACATGACCTTAAACAAGCAACCGTTTTTGTAGTCGCCGAAGAATACGATGAATATAGGGCAATCATGCCTGAGTGGGTTATTGTTTCAATTGGAGTCAAAGGTATTGTAGAACAAAGACAATTTATTTTAGAACAATATCCAGAGAATACAAACATTGTTTATATGGATGATGATTTAGAAACGATTGATTTAAGTATGACTCCTTACACACTAAAAGAATTTATTGAAAATGCATTCACACAATGTCGAGAAAAAGGCTCATATTTATGGGGGATTAATCCTGTATGGAATCCTTTTTTTAGAAATAATAAATCTAACTTATCTACATGTCTGAATTTTTGTATAGGTTGTTTTTACGGAATCATAAATAGGCACGACCATGATTTGAACATTATCATTTCAAAACAAGGAAATAAGGAAGACGTGGAACGTAGTTTAAGATACTTTATAAAAGACGGAATTGTTTTGAGATTTAATAGGGTTGGAGTAAAAACTAAATTTTTTTCAGTTGGAGGGATTGGTACCAAAACGGAAAGAATGAATGAAATACAAAAGGAGACGATGGCTTTAGCAGAAGCCTTTTCAGAATACGGAAAGATAAATATTCGTAAAGATGGTAGACATGAATTCGTCTTACGAAAAATAAATAAGCGAGTATTTTGTTCCTGTATGCTCTAGATTCCAGTGCATGTTATTGACTCCATCAAATTCAATCGGATTGTGGTAAGCGTTATTTACAACTCCCTCAATGACAAGTTCTCCTCCTGTATAGTCTCCGAAAGAAACAATGATACTTCTTGATTGATTCTTTTTATCTTTATGTGGCGGACACTGACAATTTTTATTGCACTGAACCGTCTTGAATTCAAACGGACAAATTAGTTTTCCGATTCTAAAAATTTCTTCATGTATTTCAGGATACTTTCTAGAATACTTGGATAACTCAGGTTTTGATTTGAATCTAGGTTTTATTATACCCCATACACATCCTCTATGTTCTGGAAATCCTAAACGATTTGTTCTATCATCTTTTTTCTTTTTGTAGAGAGTTATTTTCTCTAGCATTTCATATATTTTGTCGTACATAGTATATGAAATATTTAAAGTTGCCGTTTCGCCGTTAAATACGTTGTCCAACTCTTGAACAATTACAATGATAACAAGCAATCCTACAGTTTCCAATTATATGACCGATAGCATTATTGATGCGTTCTATTGTAATCATATCATTTTGTCGAATTAACATTTGTAAAGGTATAGAACAATAATAGCATTGATTATGCGATTCTTGAATTAATTTTTGACAGAAATTATATGTTATAAATGCTTGTTCATTATAGCGATTGAATTTAATATCTGATTTTCTTGAATGAGTTATCCATTCTCGAATTATAATATGAATTGGGTCTGTACATATTTTACAATTTCTACGTTGACGTTTATGTTCGCAGATTGAAGATCCATTGCATTCAATGCATGATTGTCTACGTCTTTCATGCATACATATTTCCGATCCTTCACACTCAATGCATGTGCTACGGCGTTTTTTATGAATGCATATTCCTGATCCACCACATTCAACACAATTTCTTAAGCGTTTATTATGAATGCACTTTTTCTCAGTTTTAAACATTGTATTTTTTTCTTTTTGACATATTAAATCAATTTTAATGTAAAAGTTCTCTTTTTGCCTTTAAATATTCTTCATGTGCTTGTTCTTCCGTATCAAAATATCCTAAATGTCGGATCCGTTGGTTAATCTTGATTCTCGCCTTCCACTTTTGCTTTTGATTATCCCATGAGTAGCCCTTTACTTCAGGATTGATTCTGGGTTGAATCGGTCCGGCTTGAAGTTGCTGTCTCAGTGCATCTTGTGTGTATGCATTTCCTTGACTTATAACTTGGATTTTATTATCGGCAGATGGTACGAGATTGATAGATTGAATGCGTCGTCTTTTTGAAACGTTGTTTAGCCTTGTCAAAGACTTTTGTAATGTTATCCTTCCTGTTGGAGTGTAATGAATCATGTTTTCAGGTACTCGTATCGTAACAGAATTACACAATATCTTGTTGGCATCCATAGTTATAACATAGATTTATTTTTTTATGTAGTTGGATTCTGCGACTGCTGTGCTCGTACCCATTTTTTGCGTATCGTCCTTCATCTCCTGCATCATATCTCCGTATTTACTTGACAGAAAAATACTCCTTAACATTGTGCACCCAATTTGTTTTCCTAAAATTTTATTAAGTGTAAGTTGGATGTCTTTTGTGGTGAATGGCTTTCCAGAACGTTTAATAAGTAAATCATTGCTCTTAAATGGACGTTCAACAAGGTATTCATCAATCACGTTTTTTAATGCCATTGGTGGTTCTATAATTTGACATTTATATTTACCAGCAGTCTTGTAGTTGTTAAAATAAAACAAATGTCCATTGTACCAATTATGTGTTTCTTGTGGAGCTCCTACTTTCATGATATAGTCCAAGTTACGTCTAGGAGGAGTCATTGTCATCAAACACATCAATACGTATTCAACACTGTCTTTTGGTAACTTGTCTCGAGCATCTAAGATTTCTTCCCAACTCATTTCATTCTCCTTATATCTATCCGTCTTGTTTGTAGCGTCTTTGAGTTCTGCATTGATTTCATCCATCTTCTTGGTATAGAACTCAAGAGGTTTTTTGAATCCTTTGCGACCCTTACATGCATTAACTGTAGCAATAATGTATGACCTTGCCGTGTTGCGATTGACTGGCATCTTCTTCATGATATCTTCTGTTTTCTTCAAAAAGTTAAAGTCCTTAAGTTCCTTGCCGTCGTTCAATTTCTTAAGATTATGAAGATAAAGACGCTTGCTTGAATCAGACATTGAACCTCCAATAAATTCCATATATAATGTACAGATTATATTTTTTTGCTAAAAGAACGTATTATAACCAAATGGCAACGTAATTGAATGTTTCTCCTGTTGCACCTACTATTACGTTACTAAATGTAGTACCACTTCTATTATAAAACACTTTGTAATAATCAAATGTATTTGTTCCTGTTGGATTAACAGATAAAAAATAAGGGTTGCTAGTTGTATTAGCATTAAGAGATGCAAATACGAGTGGATTACCTGCACCTGTGGGAGCTCCTGCAATTGTAATAGACCCTGATGCTGCCGAAGTTGAACCTACGTTTCTTCCAATAATCACACATCTAAAAGCAGTGCCTGTTCCGATACCACCTCCTGTTGTAGTATTTCCTACTTGTAATTTATTAATGCTACAAACTCCATTTCCTGAAGCATTCGAATTATTTGTTCCATTTCCAATAAGATTGTCTGCTGTTGATACAATTGATAAAAGTCCATTGGATGAAGTAATTTGACCTGTTGAAAAAAGTGTTCCTCCAATTTGTGTTCCTGCAAATGAACTTCCAATATTGATATATCCAGTGTTTCCAGCACCAGCACCTGTCCCTATGTTAATAGCTCCTGTACGTGATGTATTTGTTCCTATATTTAATGTTCCTCCAGTCATGTTGTTGCAAAGATTGAGTGTGCCTCCTGAAGCATTTGTTGCATGATTGATTGAATTTCCTTGGTGGTCGATATTCGCACAATGAACTGAAGCACCAGTGTAAGCACCAACACGAATCGTTTGACCTGCGATACCATTTGTCGCTATATTCAAATTTGCTGCCAAAGTATTTAGAAAATTAAATGCCGTTCCTGCTGATAAAGTATCAATAACTGAAGAATACAATGTGCTAATCGTAGTTGGTCCTTGAGCTGTTGGATAGTCAACATAAGCGCCTACTACAGATGGAAAAAAAATATCATTGAAATCAATTCCGTTAAAATTAGGAGATGGAGCGCTATTGGATGTCATATATTATACAGTTATATAAATTCTAACGGATTTTAGAACCCCAGCCAATTGTTTCCGTCGCAATATAAAGTAAGAACTGTGTTATTTAAAAACGACGGCCATGTTGTAGTAAAAGCAGTGGTTGAACCTGACGGATAAATTGCGGTTGCTGGAGTTGTTGTTGGAGCCGTAATAGTTAGTGTTTGACCACTGAAATTTCTAAAGCGTATATATTGATTTACTAATCTTGCTGGTAGTGTAATTGTGTAGGTTGTTCCACTTGTATTACAAAATAAATAATAATCACGATTTATAGTTGATGGAATTGTATAAGAAACTGTAGTTATACCAAACGCTGAATTGCCACTTAATATTCCTGACGGACCTGTAATTAACCCTGCAGACGTTATATTACCTGAACCAGTTGTTGAAATATTGCCAGTTGTTGTAATTGCTCCTGACGACGATATTCCAGCAGTTGCTGTTATCTGACCGGTTGAAGTTAGTGTTCCGCCTACAGTTGTAGGTGAAGTTGAACTACCAATACTTACAGACCCTGTTGCTCCTACACCATTTCCAATATTTACGTTTCCTGTACGTGCCGTGTTGGTTCCTATATTTAATGTTCCTCCAGTCATGTTGTTGCAAAGATTAAGCGTTCCTCCTGAAGCATTCGTTGCATTGTTGATAGAATTGCCTTGGTGGTCGATATTCGCACAGTGAATCGAAGCTCCTGTATATGCACCAACACGAATCGTTTGCCCAGTGGTTCCTGTTGTTGCTATATTCAAATTTGCTGTCAAAGTATTCAGAAAATTAAATGCCGTTCCTGCTGATAAAGTATCAATGACTGAAGAATACAATGTTGCTATAGAGACGGGACCTTGAGCTGTTGGATAATCAACATAAGCACCTACTACAGATGGGAAAAAAATATCATTGAAATCAATTCCTGTAAAACTTGGAGATGGAGCGCTATTGGATGTCATACTATACCATGAGATTATTAATTAGGCAATCCTCACTGCAGTGCAGTTTATGTTATTAAACTGAATGGTACCAGTCGGAGTCATAGCACAATTGAATACAATTGATTGTGAATTACTCGTTACATTTAAAATTCCAATGAAGCATATTGGTATAACTGCATTAAGTCCATTACATCCTACATTATACGGATCTAATGTTGTATTGCATCCAGAGATGCTTTGTTGGTAGATTTGACAGATAGCACTTGCATTGCTTGCATTGCTTGATAAGGCATTGATATATAAAATATATACGCCTTTAATCAATCCGAACATGCTACAAAATTGTTGTGCTGATGTAGTGGCTGTAAGAACGGAAGTAGATTTTGTGTTTGAATAACCTAGTTGAGTAATTGCAGGAGTATAAGACAACGCTGTTCCACATGTAATTCCTCTTCCACTTCCAAGTGTAAGTCCATTTAAACAATTAACTGTAGATGCGGACGAACCCAAAAAAATATCACCTGTTGACTGATTAGCACCGATTTCAATATGCCCAGTCGTAGTAGAGTCAAATAAGGTAACGCTATTTGCTGGATTAATTGTATCTACAGTTGTCGTTAAAAGTTTAGGAATCGTTTCTGTACCTTGCGCAATGGGAAAGTTCAAATATGAACCTTGAAAGAAGGCATTATTAAAAGACCCAAAATTATATATAGGAGCATTATTTGTTGTCATATACTTTAGTTGTACATTTTAAAATAATATATATATCTATAATATGTCGTTCAACGTTATCCTAAATTCTTCAAATGCTGTAGGAAGTAATGCTAATACCTATAACTACAACTTCATTGGAGGCAACTTTTTAGTAGAAGAGGGAGATAAAATTTGTGTCGCTCAAGCAACCATCCCCTACAGTTTTTACAACATTACAACTACACAAACAATCACTGTAACGTGGCCGTCTGGACCGACCAATTTTACATGGACCATACCTGCTGGATTCTATAGCGTATCTGATTTAAATCTCCTTCTCCAAACTTTTTGTATTACAAATAAACTTTATCTCATCAATGCATCTGGAGTCAATGTTTATTACTTGGCTCTTTACACAAATTCCACATACTATAAAGTACAGCTTATAGCCCAAACTGTTCCGACTGCTCTTCCAAGTGGTTATTCTGCTCCTACCTCATTTGCTGGATATCCTGCAGTTGCAACTACCCCAACTATAACATTAAGTAGTTCGTCAGCAACCTTCAACTCTATTATTGGATTTGCAACTGGAACTTTTCCCTCTGTAACCAGTGCTGATATTTCAGTGCTTTCTACTTTAACTCCTGTAGGAAGTGCGGTTAATTCACTTCTCATGTCTTGTAATTTGTGTAGCAATCCTGTTGCTATGCCGTCTGATATTTTAACTGGAATTCCAATCACGTCGTCGTTTGGAAGCAATATCAACTACACGCCATCGTATGAACAGTGGGTTAAACTTCGTCCTGGTAAATACTCAACCATGACCATTCGTTTGTTAGACCAGTCCCTCAATCCATTAACTGCTTTAGACACGAACGTTCTTATTGTTTTGAATATTCGAAAAGAAAAATAAAATATTATATATAGTTATGCCATCGCCTCAAATGATTGCTTGTGGACTTTCCATGCCTCATAAAGCTAGAATGGGACTCACTGGACTAAAGAAATACGGTCGAAAACTTAAGGATATGAAAATGATGGGTATGGGTGCTTACAAAAAAGACGTTATGACTGCTTCAGGTCACGGACAAATGCGTACTCTTAAATTTCGTTAAAGACGTGCTTGAGATTGTATAGGATTTTGAGGAATTTGTCTATCTATTTCTTCTTCTGCTTCAACATCACGTGTAATATGAATACAACCAATATCAATCTTAGAACATTTTGACTTATAACAACTCGCCATGATGGCAATAGCAAATCCTATTAAGGAAGAATATAAGCCTGTCCAGAACACCTCCGACATGCCCATTATATAAGATATAAATATTTTTATCTTATATAGTATGCCTATTTTGATACGAAAAGTTAGAAACAAAGATTGTTGGCGTGTCTATAATACACAATCTGGACAAATACATGCTTATTGTACTACTCTAGCAAAAGCAAAGGCACAAAAACGTTTGTTAGATTCTCTTGAAAATAATCTTAGATAAATACATGACACCTTTAAACCCTGCCTACTTTTCCGATATTCGAACCATTCTAATCAACCGATTACCATCACTCAGCGATGAAGACCTTGATATTATTATAGACGTTTTTTTGAGCATGTAGGACAAATGGGTATTGAACCCAAATATACAATCCGGACGTCTCCACATCGTATAGCAACCTTGCTGTCCTTGGCGGTCTTGCTGGGAATTGAACCCAGGTCTGATGATTAACAGTCATCTGTTCTTATCCATTGAACTACAAAACCATTTACATTAATATTTAGTCTTTTTTCTTTAACTTTTTTTATATTTACATTAATATATGGAATGCACCATTTGCGAACGAAAATTCAACTCTTTTTGTTGTATTTTAGGTATAGTTGTTGCTTTTAATCTTCAACATTATTTTCATTCATTTTTAGATTTTTTCTTTTTTCATAATTTCTTTTGTTTTTTTGTTTTATTTGTTCAATATGACTTGCATAATATTGGTTGCTTTTTTGTCTTTTTATTTCTGCGTTTTCTTTATTATATGTTGCCTGATACTCTTTGACTTGTTCAACATGTGTTTCTCTATATTCAGCATTAGTTCTTTTTGGAAAATTTGTATTTAATGTTGCTTGTAATTGTTCAAACCAATATCGCTCTCGTGTGTGTGCTTCATTTCCGTCTTTACATGGAAATTTTTCAATTTCAATCATGCTCCAATTTTCCCACCCACCATTTTCACGTATTGTCTTATAAATTTTAAAAGATTTTTCAGCGTTGTAAGTCGCTTTATGATTCCATTTTCGTTTTCTAAAGTCAGTGGTACTTCCAACATATGTGTCCTTTATTGTCAAGTCATTGCAAACAATTTTGTAAATCACAATTTTGGAATAATCAATTGCTTTACGAGGCATTACACTATAATGTCTTATTTTGTCTTTAAGTTCAATTTTAATAAAATATTATATATATAAATAGTATGGAATGTACAATATGCAACAAACAATTTAATTCCGTATCATCTTTTTATAGGCATAATTGGTCTAATACTCACTTGCTTATGTGTCAAGTCAAAGAATATGAAAATGAGATTAAGGTACTTCAGCGAAAAATTTTGATAAACGAAGACGTAATAAATTCGCTTTCTCAATGTCATAACACAGAGAATAGACAATCCACTCAGATTCAAGATCCATTTAAATAGAAGTGAGATAATAATTTTATGAAGTATTCTATTGAAACATGTTCTTATGTTTCCAAAAGTCCCTATACTTACATTGTCGTTCGTAGCAATGAACCCTTAACCAAGTTTCACGTTTGGGGAAATATAAAGGCGTTCAATACCTTATACTATGATGCGAAAAAAGTTTTGGATTTGATGAATGAAAAATACCCTGATTCTGAAAGATTTGAAAAAAAATTGAAATCACGAACCAAGAATATATTGACATCAAAATGAACTTCCAATTCTGCATCGACCAAATCGCACGTGGAAACAATATGATTAATATTCCCATTCGCAGCATTGATGGTGTTAATGTTAGTGTATATATTGTTTCTTCTGGAAAATGCGAGGAAGGTTGCACATGCAAAAAATCACCTATTACTCTTGTGGTTAGTTATTATCATTCTGATGCAAGAGAGGAAAGATTTCCAATTGGCAATCAAGAAGAATTTGACATTATTGTTGCAAAAATTACATGCTGGGAATTTGATAAGTTTAGTAATCAATTTGTTGATGGAAGCGAACCTGTACCTGACCCTGAATTTTACAGTTGCTTTGATACTGACAAGATAAAATTATCCTATGATGATTGCTGTGTTTGTCTTGAAAAAACAATGGGCAAAACAAAGTGTAATCATCATATCTGTTTAGCGTGTTTCACAAATCTAAAGAACCCAAAATGTCCTTTGTGTCGAGCTGATATTTATGATTTTGGAGATTGTGAAAGCGAAGATGAATAAAAAATTGATTTGAAATATACATGTTTTTTTTTATAAAAGATGATTAAAACGGATGCTTCAGAGTTTCGTGTGAAAGATTTGGAACTTGACATGATACACATGATTGCAGAATGTGCAAAAGAAGTAAATGATACACTTGACTATCACCCTCCCATTATGATGTATGGTAAGGTTTGCCATCAACAACGAAGCGTTGGTTTTTACTCCGATGTTTCATGTGGCTACAATTACAGCAAACAAAAAGCACCTTCCAAAAAAATGACCCCTCTACTCATACAATTGCTAGACTTTGTCAATGAAGTCTATCAATCGGAGTTCAACGGCGTTCTTGTCAATAAGTATGAAAGTGGAAGTGAATATATTGGAAAGCATAGTGATGATGAGAGAACGTTAGACGCACAGGCTGGTGTCGTGATGGTTTCAACTGGTGCAGTGAGAATCTTTCGACTACGTAATAAAGAAACTGGAGAAAAAATAGACATTCCCATGGAAACCGATAAAATGTATCAAATGTGGGGAGATTTTCAAAAAGAATTTACACACGAGATTCCAATTCAAAAGAAGGTATTAGGCGTTCGTTATTCATTCACATTTCGAAAACATTTAGATTAAAAATTGATTTAATAAAATATATGTTTTTTTATAAGATGGAATTGTACAAAAAATTCATTGCTGGAATTATTGAACTCGGCATCACAGAAGAAGAAATCAAAAAGTGGCAATATTGTGGAGGTGATTATGCATCTCACAGAAATTATTTTGAACTACGATTTCCAAAAAAAAAGTTTCCTGATCATGTACAATGGTGCGTGTGTGGTCATGATATAAAACGAAATGCTTATATTTGTAATGAACTTGGAGACTATAACTCCATCCTACCTATTGGAAGTTGTTGCATTAAACATTTCATGGAAAACGGATTGAGACGAACATGTGAAACTTGTGGAGTAATTCACCAAAATAGACTTGTTAATAAATGTAATGATTGTCGTACTTTATGCCGTGGAATTCAAGTTAAAAAAGATGGAAAATGCTTTCAGTGTAAGAAGAAAGAGGACATTGAAAAAAACCATGAAAGTTGTTTTCAGTGCGGAACTCTTAATAAAATTGGGGTTAAATGCTCTTGTATTATTGAAAAAGAAAAAAAA